CAAGCATGCCCTGCTGGATTTCTCCTTCATGGCGCTCAAACGCTGGGTACATAATGCGTGAAGGCTTGCCGTGCTTTTCTGCAAGACGATCACCGAGCACGTTGCGATTGCGACGGCCAGCCATGTCGTAGACGGTGTTAGCCATGCCCTGCCACTTGACCGAGAAAACCGCAAGGTTGCGGACGATGCCGGCAAACTCCTTGGGCTTCTTGGCGCTAACCGCTTGCTTGACCATGGTCATTGCTGCAGACCCATTCCATGGAAACAATTGATAGCCGCTTTGAGTAACCCACTTTCGACCCATACCAGAGATAGGCGGGTCCTTTGGAATTTCACTGCGGATGTCAGCCACCAGCGGATTGGTCAGCTGCTTAAAATCTTTAGTGATTTGTAAACGCAAACGGCGGTCGACGCGGGACAGTTCAGAGAGTGCCTGCTTGAGTCCGTAGACCTCATAGTGCATCTCGACTGTCATTGCTTGCGGCTTTCGTTTAGGACTTTGACAACGGTCGCTAGATCGTTGGTGTCAAAGTCAATGGCTGGGGGCCACCAGCCCGTCGCTACTAGCAGCTCTGCTAGGCGTCGGCGCTGGGTTCCCCTTGGGTAGGGTTTTCGGTTTCCGAGTCGAGCACTTCAACCTTGTCCACCTTCTTAATGAAAGAGTCAAAGGCTGCGTCTACGACGACGTTCTGAACCTTGCATGCCTCGTATGCGAGGAAGGCTAAATCTTCAGCGCCGATGCCGGTGGCCATCTGTGTGATCTTGGACTTGTACTTGCGTTCCCACTGGGTGATTACCCAGAGGTTCGTGGTGACGGTTGCTTGTGCGCCATCGGTGAAGTCCACACGGAGTGTGAGTTTCATTTTGTTTCTCCCTTAGTTGTTAGATCAGGACACGTCTACGGAGTAGAGGCCGCCCTGAATCGTGATGTCAATGGTACTGAGCTCTCCCATTGTGGCATTGATGACAGGTAGCGAAGAAAGGAAGCAGCCAGTCAGGGTGAAGCCCGGATTGGTAGCCGAGTAGGTGCCCGGTGTTGACGGTGCAGCTGGCGAGACGATGACGTTGAACTGTGTGCCGACGAGGCTTGCAAGTGTTGCGTAGGTCTCTGACGCTGCGTAGCTCATGTAGAGAGTAAGCGTGAGCTCGTTGGATTCAAGGCCGCCGACATAGAAGCGAGCCAAGTCACCGAATGCGGTGGACTCAAGAGCCTCGACTGTGCGGGTGAGCGTTGCTGCACTGCACTGGTCGCGGAGAGATACGGCCCCAATGAGGACGTCTGGGTTGGAAAGGTATGTGGTCGTTGTAGCAGACATGGGGTTTACTCCTCGGTGAGTTCTTGCTTGGGTTCTGTTTTAGCAGATTTTGTGGGTGCTTGTGGGGCTTCAGAAATAAAGCCTGCCTTTAGCAAATAGTCAATCACCTTGTCGGTGATGAACTTGTTGATCTTAAGCTTCTCGCCGACGGTGCCGACGCGATGCGAGTTTACGATGTAATCAGTCATGATGTCTGTGCCTGCATTGCAATAGTGAGGTCGTATGAACCGTAGTCCTGACCGCCGATGTTGAGTACTGATGGCCGTCCGTCAAGGACTGCCACATTCTTTGTGAGCAACGCAGCTGCGATGCTGAGAAGCACACGAAGACCGTTGAGGTCCACAGGGCCTGTGCCGATTACACGGACAGGGAATGTCATGCGGACGATGTTGTAGTTGAGTGCGTCGAACGATGGGGCATCAAGAAACGCGCACGGCGGGTTGATGGCTTTCGGATCTGTGACGACGCGTAAACCTGTGATGGTTGACAGCGTTGCGGTGAGGTCGTCGATGGCCTCGTTGAATAGATCCGTGTAAGCCACTATGCGACCTGCGGACGGTTGATGCCAAGTAGCTGCATGACCATTGGGGTGACACCGGTGGACGGTGGAGCGCCCATGCCGTCAAAGGTAGCAATCGTGTTGAAACTGCCCTTCTGCCTGTAGTACGCAGCGCCAATCATGATGGTGCCAAGTTTGACGTCACCAGATGGAGCAGTGGTGAGACTGTCCTGCAGGTAGCCCGCTTCGTATCTGCGACGGTATGCAAACGCGTTACAAGCAGAAGCACACTGAGTCAAGAAAGCAGCCTCCTCGATAGAGGCCGTTCCAATGCCGACATAGTCCTCAATGTCCGTAGCCGTGACCCAAGTGCAGGTCAGCGTCCATGTGCAGGTGCCCGTCGGAATTGCAGCGCTCCACTGAAGGTCATCACCGTCATCGCGAAAAAGCAACTGGTTAGGATGCGGAATGTTCGGGTCAAAAAGAAGTTCGCCAGTCTCAGAGTCGGTGCCGATGTACTCGTATTGAGGGCAGGCGAGGACAACGTGTGTGCCGTTGAGGCCGTGACCTAAACCAGCAAGCGTGATGCTTTGACCGACTTCAATGTCAGTACCAGTCAACGTCTGGACAACGGCGTAGTCGTCCAGACGCTGATGGCTAATAACTGTGAATACCGCCATGGCGGTACCGCCTCTCGCTTAGGCCTGAGTGATCTTGCGGATCATGCCAGGAATGGCAGCGAACGTACTTGCATAAAGATGGTAACTCATAGTCCTGCCGAGCAAGGAGGGAACCTCCACGCTCTGCAATCCACGAATCTGCTCGTAGTACTCGAAGGCATCGCCTTGGCCCTGACCGACGCGGGTGATGACCATTGTCTTAGCAGCAAAGTTGCTGTCTACGACAAGTTGCAAACCGAGTGGGTTTCCGTTCCATGTTGCTGCACTTGCTGCGCCGAGTGCGTTCATGCCTGAGAGGCCGTTTGCAATCAGAGGGAAAACTGGTCGACCGTCTGCGCCGATGAGCTGGCCGAGCTGCGACCATACGTCAACGCTGACAAACATGTGGGTTGGCAACCAATTGCGTCCCGATGAGATGTCGTTGGCTGAATCGTAAACGCTCTTGAGAAGGTCGGTCACTGTGCCGTCCCAGACGCCTGATGACGTTGCTGCTGCAAGGAGGTTGTCTGCTGCGAGGTTGTCGCTGGCAATCATTGCCTCTCCCATAAGGTCATTGAGGATGAGCTGCATTGCCGCTGGCGAAGTGAAGTCAATGTCCTGAACCGAAAGAGTGACTTGACCGGCGAGGGTTGTCTTGCTGACGGAGTTGGAGTTGATCACCATTGTGGTTGCGGAAACTGCTGAGAGTTCGCTTGCCTGTGCGGCTACCGAGGTGTGAGTTCCAATGGTTGGGCGGATAAAAGTCTTCTGAGTTCCACCGTCTGGATAAGCACGAGCGCCTACAGCTTCAACGACAGGACGCAGGAAATTGAGATCTTGGACCAGAGGTCCCAGCACGTTGACATTCAAGAGGCCGGGTGTGTCGGTGCTAAGCACGTCTCCAGCTGCGGCCTGAAGGGGTGTGCGGTTTGACTGTGCAAACTCCTGTAAACCCTTGTTCAAGTTTGCAAATGTGTCGCCACCGATGTGGTATGCGGCCATGAATTCGCCTGCGGATGGCATGCGGAATTCGCGCTTAGCCTGTGCAGGAATTGGTGCGGATGGGATCGCTGCTGCTTCTACTGCATCAGCTGCTGGGGTTGCTTCCACTGTTGTCTCCTCGACTGGTTCTGTGGTTTCTTCTGTGTCGGGTTCTGTTTCCGCGGAGGCGGCCACACGTGTGATGGTAGCACCGCTGAACGCTGCTATGGGCACTAATGACAATTCCATCCAATCGGCTGCGGTGACAATCATGCGGCCTTGGTCGTCGTATGAAAACTCAGTCGGGTTTACACCGACACTGACTTCCATAACGCCATCTGCCGAGAGGGTCAATGCGTCATCCCCAGCTGCGGTGCGTGAAATCTTCATACTCGCAAGCATCGCCTCATCAGTAGAAACACGCTCAGCAACAATGCCGACCGGCTGAGAAGAATCGTGATACATAAAAACACGGGGAGCCTTGCCATCTACTGGAAGAGAACCCTCACGGAACATGACCTCGGTGCCGTCGCTCACAGTGGCAAAAGTGTTCCAAGGTACGGCGATGGCGTCAATGCGTCGCTCCCCTGTTTCCTCGCCGGCAGCAGCGCTAACGGTAATGGTGTCTGATGTGAAACGGATCATGCGATTTGCTCCTGTGTGTTTTCTTCTGGTTCTCTTTGATTGGGCATCATGCCCATTTCTTCTACCTCACCGATGTAGGACTCCGTGTCAAATTCGACGTAGGTGCCACGAGGGAGAATGTTGTCGGCGCTTAGCGTGGAGGCAATTACTTCTGCGTAAGCCTTAGTGCCAAATGTCCAGAGGTCAATGCGGGACTCTCTGCTGTTGGTATAGGCGTAGCTACCGGTTGAAATTCCCAATAAGTAAGGAGGGCAATTGCACAAACGTGACAGGTCAAGAGCGCTGTAGTTAGCGGACTCGATGAGAAGCATTTTGTCCGGTGTTGCGCTCGTTGGCTCGTAAGTTAAAAACTCGTTGAGAGCAGCGGTCTGGTTGGTTGCTCGAGCAGAGTTGAAAGCAGCTGCTAAATCGGCAA